ATATGATTAGCTGATATTCTTCGTCTGTAAGGTCAATAAGATTGATGTCGTCAAGTAGTTGTTGCCGCTTGATTTGTTCCTGCTGTAAGTAGCTTTCTATTTTTTCGTTCATAAAGTGGGTTATTTTGAAAGATTAAGTAAATTTAATGTTCTTGTACACTTCGGGGTTTGTAAGGCTTGATTCGTCGTTTTTATGCGCTTTTTTGGCAAATGTAGAGTTTGTCAGCCATTCGGCTTCAAATCCGCCCCACGAATGCTCGATTGCTGCCTTTATGCAATCATTCGCTGTTAGGTCTGTTTTTTTAATCTCTCGCCATATCTTCAGGAATGCAGTGCGTGTGTTGGTCAGGTGTTTGTTCTTGCGGACTTTCAGCCATTCGTCTGCAAGGTTTGAATCGACACCCATCTTCAGCAGGGCATCCTTTGCATCGAATTTTGTTTCAACACCATTTTTATCTTTATTTTCAGTTTTATTTTCAGTTTCAGTTTCAGTTTCAGTTTCAGTTTCCATATGTTCTACATATGTAGTTGATGTGTTTTTCATATTCTTTTCATATCTTTTAGATATGTTTTTACGTCTGCTTTCTGCATAGTCTTTTCGTCTTTTGCTTTCAATTTCAAGACGTGTGTTGATGTAAGTGCCATCAGGCTGAAGAACGAACTTTGCAAAAATATCTTCATCACGACTGCCGCATATCTGCAATATTTCACGCTCGGTTAGTTTGCCTTTTTGATGTTGAATACATAGCAGGCGTACATAGCAACCAATTTGCTCATTGGTCATAAGAATAGTGCTGCTTAAAAAGTCAGAACTGTAAAAAAGAAATGCTGGGTCTTTACTCATAATAAAAAAACCCAACAGTTTCAGTGGAACGAACACCTACGCTGCTGGGTTTGGGTTAAAGGTTTAACCAATATCTTAAATGATGTCGTTCTCATCATACTGCAAAATTAACTTATTTTTTTAATTCAAAGTACTTGCGAAACTTATTATCAATGCTGCCACGAACTATGCCATCACGTTGTAGCTTCATTATGTATTGCAGCATATTGTAAGCATGATCAAATCCGAACACGCAGTAATCGTCTGCATATAACTTGCCGCCGCACTTCAGGTACTGCATCACTATCCTGTCACGATACTTGTCACGTTCTTCATTGCCTTGTAAGGTTGTCATACTGCGCCAATATGTGAGTTATCGGTAATAATGGGAATAACAGCACCTACACTCAATTTGTCCAATAGATGCTTATATGTATCTTGTTGACTTCCATTTTCTTGCATCATATTTATGTCTTGTTTTTTAGTTAAAAAACTGGACAAACTGCGTATAGCTGCATCACGTTATCGGCAACTGCTACGTGACTGCAATACACCCTCCAAATATTTCATTAAGATAATAGCTTCTTCCTTTCTGATAATTATTTGTCTATCAATTAGAGTTACACCATCAGCATCTAAAAAATCAAACTGAAATTCAGGCTCATCGTTTCTGAAATCAGAAAGGAATACTAATTGGAAATCTTCTTCTTTTTCGTTAATTGCTTCAATTGTTAATTTTGACATATTCATTTTATTTTGTTCTTAGTAATTATCCTTTCAATATGATGCACCAGTGACTTATACACCGCTTCCTGCGCTCCGATGCGCTGACCAAGACTAACCGCATAATCCTGCAACTCACGTACATCATCGCTTACATAGTAACCCTTACCATTTGCGCAGATGTTCGGCATTCCGTTCAGCCGCAGGTGGTTGATTATCTTACGCAGTCGTACATCAGTCAATCTTATGTCTGGGTACTTCTCATTAAGCGTGTCGCAGATGTAACTTGATGAAGCAGGGTTGCTCTTCGTTTTCTTAGATAGCCCCTGCGCCACAATACGTGCAAGGGCTAATTCGTCATCAGTTAGTTTCTCTGTTTGTTTCTCGAATCCTTTTATCATTAGAATAATGTTGGGTGTAGTTTGTTCAATTTAGTTTTTGCGAATCCGAATTCTTTAATTTCATTGATTTGAGTTTCTTCTTCATTTATCCATTTACTTGCTGCATCAAAAAAGTTTTTCTTTATTTCAAATCCATAGGCTTTTCTGTTTGTTCTTAATGCAGCAACCAATGAGCTTCCACTACCTGCAACAGGGTCAATGACTACATCATTGACATCAGTGAATATCTCAATCAATGTTTTCAATAATTCAACAGGCTTTTGTGTTGGATGAATCTTTTCACTTTCATTGTCACGTGGCCAGTCAATGCAGTTAAATATCATTTTTCCCTTATTGTTAAACTTTGGGAGCCTATCCCTATATAACACCAATCCATATTCGCAGTTGCCGACTATTTTCATATTTGCTTTTAATACCTGCGCAGAAAAGTTTTTGCGAAATACTAAATTGATATAATTGTTTAGTCCATATCTTTTTGCAAGTTCAATCAAATACATCTGTTGGTCAAATGCACAGAAAATAATCATACAAGGTGCATCACTTTTTTGCCTTGCTTCGCCATCAACTTTTTTAGGTTTGCTTTCAGATTTCAACATCGTTGAGCAGAAGTGCATAAACTCGGCAGGTCTGAAGTCCTCATCCGTATCAAAGAAACTTTTGCCTGCAAGTTCACTTTCACCATTTGTATTGTCGCCATCCTTGTACCAAGCAGGATTTGAAGCATAAGCATTATTTCCAAGATTATACGGGATGTCTGCTATGATTAGCTGCGCCTTTGGAATTGTATATCGTTTATAGTTCTGAAAATGGTCTCTATATATCATACAATATCATTTTCAGGGTAATAGTAATCTTCTTCATTCAGCATCCTCTTGATGCTTGCTGCTTGCTGTGGATAGATAGGACTGCCGTGACAATACTCGCAGTCTGTATCGATGCAGTCACACATCGGACAGGCTTCCATCTCGATGTTGTGCTGTTCTTCAATGTAGTCTAACTGGTCTTTCATAAGGTGTCGTTTAAAATGTTTACGTTAGTCAATATCCACTTGCTCGCTTCAGCAATGCGTTCCTTTAGCAGGTCGATATGTCCATCAATAGGCTCAATCGGTACAACGTGCAACTGCAATCGCTCCAGTGCCATACGTGGGTCGAATGATATGAAGTAGCCGATGCGTGTTTCTGTGAATAACATATTGGCGACCATCTGCCAGTAATATTCGGGTGCGATGTCCAACAATGAAGCTGCATCTGTAATCAGCAAGTGCCGCACGTGTTCTGTTGAGTTGTAGGGGCATTTGATTTCAATGATTCCATTGTCGCCTGTTGCTGCCGTGAATACACCATCAGGACTGCCACCGCAGTATTGGTTGTACTCAAAGAACTTAGGATTCATTATGCCGTAGTATTGCAGGTTAAGGTGTGGGTGCTTCTGTTGGAATGCAGCAGCCGCATCTGATTCGTGTGCGTTGCCCCAGTCCATTGCATCCGTGTTCACCCTGCCGCCGTTGTTCGGTTCGAGTGTCAATATCTCGGCTATCTTTGAAAGCATATAGGTTTCAGCCAGTTGCCCGAAGTAGGCATCTTTGTTTCTGCCTTTGCCCATTATCTTATAGATTTCAGACGCAGTAATCTTTCCGCACCTGTCCATTATCCAGTCGTTATAGTTATTCATAGTTCTGTGTATGTTGGTTTAAGAATTTTGCAGCCTAATGCTTTAAATTTATCTATGGCTTCTTGCATCGTGTGTGCAAATATTTCGTGCTGATTATAGTCTATCGTGGCTTGTGTAGTATCAACTTCAATATTGGTGCTCTTCTTTAACTTGTTTTCTTCTCTTCTTATTTTATCATTTTTCTTGATTTTATTATACATATTTTCAATATCATTATTCACTGGGGTTTTAATAAAAGTATATTCACCACGTGATATTCGTTTTATTATACCTAATTCACAGGCATATTTTAATGAAATGTTGAAGTAGATAAACAATTTGCTTGGTACTGATTTGCGTAAATATTCACTTTTGAATGTGGTAAATCCATACGCTTGATAGACTTGATTGTATGACATTATCAAGTTTTTTAATGTTTTTGATTGATTGCTCATAGTTTTGGTTTGTGTTTTTTGTGATTGATTTTGTTGATTCTGATTTCTGTTTTGTTTAATGATTTGATTGACTTGCTTCGGCTGATGACATACACACCACGCCGTATTCGATTCGCATATCCTGCCTTGCGCATTATCGTCGCAATAGACCTCGTGATGCTGTGCTTCGCTGCCAGTTGTTGTATCTCGCTTGCAGATATTGGATTGCGCTTCTTGTGTAATTCTGCAATGAACTTCGTTAACTTCTTGCTATCCATTGTCTGATGTGTTGTTGTTTAACTTGTTCAACTTCATTCTGAACTGCTCGGCTTTATTCTGCAATACAGGCGCAATGTCGATGGTGTCCTTCCGGTTGATGTCCTTGCCGAATATCCTGCCCAGTTTCTCGGCTGCATCTTTGAGTGCATAGCTTTCGGCAGCAGGCGCAGCCATCTGAACCGCTGATGTGTTCACCTGCGTGAAGTCAGTCGCTGCTGAACCCTTTGCAGTCTGTATAGGTGATGCACCGATGCCATCCTGCCAATCCCACTGCGATGTTATTGGGTCAAGTATATGCAGCCTGCCAATGACCACGATGCTATTAGCCATTATCTGTGCGCTCTTAATCTCGAACCGCCACGACTGATATATTGCAGTCAGCAAGTACTCCACCTTGTCAATCGGGATGTAGTTCGTGTTGTTAGCAAATTTATTCTGCTTAATCCATTCAGGCTTCGGGGGCTGATTCAATAAGGTAAGCAGGTCGTTCTTCTTTGCTGCCGCTTCCGGGTCGGCATACAAGTCGGGTAAAGATGGGAGTTTTTGATTTTGTTTCATTGTTTTTGAGTTTTTGCAAAGTTAACTTTTATTTTGTTTGGTGTTTACATTCGTATTAACAAATGATTGCTTGATGTCCTTAATCTGCTGCATCTTATTCTCAATCTGCATACGCCTGCATTCTTCATAGATGTACTTTATCCAGTCGTTGAAGTTCGGCTGCTCGGTTGGTTTGGTTGTCTTACTGCTCATAGTACTTGTTGATTACTTTGATTAAGATGTCTTGTGCTTCGCCTTTGAACGCTTTGATAATGGTCGGTCGGCTGATGCCTGTTGCCTTAGCGATGATGCCGTAGTCACCGAACCTGTACTTCAGCTTCCATTGGTTAAGTGTGCGTGCAGGTACTTGTGTCATCCTCGTGTGCTTGCTTAGTCTAATCTTCATAGGTCTTGGTTAAAATGGTTATCGGTTTAGATGGATTGCGATGGTCATAAATAACTTCATCGAACCAGTTCTGCATCTCTTGTTCTGTCATTGATTCCCTTGCAGGTTTGATTTCAATCATTGTGTCGTTTGCGTATATCTTCAAGAAATAGGCATCACGAATACCTGCTGCGGTTGCACGTTCTTTAATTAGTTTGTAGGTCATGGTTAGTTTAAGATTTTAATGATGATGTGAATTACGAAGTATGAAGCGGATATCGCCAGTACGACATACGCTGCGGTGTTGTTCTTTTGTTTCATTTTGTTTTGTTTGGTTTAGTTGTTAAAAAAATGCAGTTGATAGGATGCTGCTCCCCTTTGGTTGGTTTAGTTATTTTAGTACAACTCCTTTAGGTATCCAATGCATCGGATATACACGATAGCCAATGTGCATTTCATCAATATATCCGCCTTGTTGCTCTGATGCACAATATTCCATAGCATCGTCTTGAGAGTGAAATGCCGCAATAGTTTCGGTTTTCAAGCCTGCAAATAACTTTCCTTGTTGTGTAGGAACATAGCATACTGCCCATCCTACAATCTGATTGTTTTTGTTTGTTACTTGTTTCATTGTGTTTTGGTTTGGTTGTTAATTGATATTGCAAATATAAACACAAATAACAATACCAAGCAAGTATTTTGCAGAATATTTTTTCAATTACTGCATAACTGATTGATTTACAAGGGAATAAAATTTAATAAAAAAGCCTGCATTCATCGTGCAGGCTCTAAAACAAATAATGAAACAAAACACGGAACTCGCCAACCGTGCAATCCGTTGCTAAGATACTCTAATTCTTATCTTCAGGCAGTTTCTCTGTGACCACCTGAACCACCACGTATGCGAATATCATCACGCCCAGTATCATCAACCCGAACTCAATATCGTTCATCGCTTCATCAGTTCTTTGATTGCATCATCCTTGTGCTTGCTGCTGTTGCTGCTCCCGAAGTAATACGACAACACCATACCGACATACGATGTCAATGCACCAAGCACATAGATAAGTATGTCCTTTTCAACATTCGTAATGCTCTTGAACATTATCAGATAGAACAATGCAAACGTAAGCCCGACGATAACCAATGCAAGAATCGGTGACACAATCTTGTTTAATAAAGGTGCTGCTTCGCTTGTCGCAATATCTGATTCACGCTTACGTGCATCTGCAAGGTCTTGCATATCAAGTTCAAGCAGTCGCATCATCTCTGCCTTGTCCTGTTCGGTTAGCGTTTCATCCTTACTGATTAAATTCTTAACCACACCAAGTACGCCCTTGTCAGGCAGTACGTCACCAACTGCATCCAATATCTTAGGGGCTTTGTCATTTATGAACTTGCCGACCTTAGTTTCTTTGAACTTCTTCTTATCCTTTTCTCCAGTCGCCATCGCTCACCTCTGTAATGTAGTTTTTGCCGAAGAACTGAATGGCGATGGTTGCACCTATGGTCACGAAGTTCACCACCTCAACAGGTACAAGAGCAGATGAATTTACAAGTGCCGCTGCGTTAAGAATAATATTTGCAAGCACGACAATCCATTGCGCATAAGACCATCCCTCAGCAACCCACTTGCCCGACATCGTGTAGGCGTTGTTCAAGAATACGGTGATGCCTGCAATGATAACGCCGAACCACGCTGCAAGCGTTGGTGATGCAATCGCTGAATAACTCGTTAATGTAAGCACTACAAGTGAAAGTACGTTGAATAGAATGGTCTTTTTCATTTTTATTTGGGTTTAATTATTTTGAAATATTGTTGTCTGTTGCCTGTCTGCTTGTATGATACGTGTATCCAATCAGGTCCATTGATGTTGCCATATTCCCATATCAGTTGGTCAAAGATTAAGTTCGTGCGCATCCATTCATATAGCCGTGCATTCTCGGCGTTGTCTTTCGTGTCGATGTCAATCGCTTCACCTTTCGTGTGCTGTGAATTAACCGCACCACCTACTTGCAGGTTCAACTTGAATGAGCGATAAAATGAATTGATGTGTATCGGCTTGCCGTACCACTCCCTTGCAGGCTCGAAGCACCTTTCAGCAACTAACCGCATTGCAGCAAGTATCGTGTCGTCGGGATGGTTCGTGATGCCATAGCGCAACGCTGTCGGGCTGTGTGTCGCTTCCTTGTACGATATGTGCCTACTTATTTGCATTATCTAAAGACTGCTGAATCAATATGTGCTTAATCTCTTTAATGTCGGTCTTAATTTCTTTCATCTCATCTCTCAACTCCTGCTTGTCTGCTGACCGCTGTTGCTTGATGTTCTCGACTTCATTCTTTATCGTTGCAATATCGTTCTGTGTTGTTATCCAACCGCCAATCATCGTAAGCAGTAACGGCGTTGCTACTGCAACTAACTGCATCAGGTTCACTTCACGCTTTATTGTTGTCGTCATAGTGGTGTGATTCTTATTGCGTATGCGTATATGTTTGAATTGCCGCTGAAGTCAAGTTCTGTGTTTTCATTAATCGTTGCAGGCAATCCACCTGATGCAAGATTGGTTAATGTGTTTTCATAAAATGATTTTGGAGTATCGCCAACCTCGAACGTGTTCCATCCGAATATAGGCAATAATGCTCCGTTCCTAAATTGCAACCACGTCTGCGATGTCGCCGCTGTATTGCGGAACATAGCCAACATATACCACCCTTTCGTTAATGTTATCGGGCTGTCAGGGGCTGCACTAATAACACCAACACTTGAACAATCGTAATCTGTCGCACCACCTATCAACTGAAATTCTTGTCCTGATTCAATCGGGTTTGTGTATGAATATATGCCGAACGATACCAAGCATAGCGTTCCGCTTGTTGTCACTTGTGACTTGAAGTTATCCACCGTGCAATCCACTGGCACATAGATAGGCATAAGCTGCGTTCTTCTTCCTTGTGAACCCGTTGTCAATACTGAATTTTCGCCCTCTGCATACGGTGCTGTGATAATAGGTGTACCTTCCCTGAATTGATATAGTGTATCGGTACTGCCACCACCACCAGTTGCATTTTCCCACTTAGGAACATTACCCGATGAAACGGTCAGCACCTGCCCTGATGTACCAACTGGCAGTCGTGTGATGTTTCCACCGCTTAAATAAAACACATCGCCTGTCGCTGCATTGCTCGGCACAACAAATATCTCTTTGATGCCGTTGTTGGTCCTACACCACATCTTTCCATCCGCAGCATTCATAAACAACTCACCGATATAGATGTCAAGTGAATCCCACGTTCCATCCACGTGGTTGTCTGATGGTGCAACCGTTGGCACTTGTCCTGTTACGGTCGATAGCTTCTGTATCATCCTGCTATCCTGCGTGTTGATTGTTCTCGTAAAAATTGCCATATTATTAAATAGAATTTATCTTGTTTTGTTCAAATATCTCATTTTCATATTGCACAATATCGACACCGCCTGCAACAACAGTCTGCGGCTGTGTTGCCCCTGCATTACGTACCTCATCCACGCCGCCAATCACTTCTTCAATGTCGAAGTCCAGTACAGGCACGCTGCAATTCTCATATCCGTATGCAATCTTGATGCGCATATTCAACACCCATCCATTCAGGCTGTCCTCGAATCGGTCTGCGAATGGTGTCATCGTCACGCTTTCATCCAGTGAAAATTCTTTGTCCTTTACCGTGTCCTTGTACAATAAGGCAACCACATCCTGCGCCACCAGTTGCAGATCGCTGTATATCTCGAAGTCGTTTTTGTCGCCATCCGTAACCAAGTCGGCAAGTATTACTTGAAAACTGATATATGATGCCCTGCCTTGTATGGATGAATCAACCACGTTGAACCACATCAGCGGATAGGTCGGCTGTGATGTGATTGTGCTCTTGTCAGGCATACCGCCATATAATAACTTGCGAAAGGTCACATCATACAGACTGCCTATGCCGAAGCTATTTATCTGCCTGTGCTTTTCTGCTATGCTTTTTAACGACCTTATTAATCGGTTGATGCTGTACTTTGTCTTCACGCTTTAGTTCGTATTTGATTAGCTTCTGAATGTTTTTGTTGGATGTCCTTTTATTTACCATTTACGTTTCTTGTATGGTTCTTGGAATCGTGGAATGCCTGCCCTGTCGATGAAGTCATTGTCGCCATCGTCAAGCAGCATTCCGCTGAAGTAGTTCTGTATGTTCGGCTGTATGTCGTCGCCTGCATCGTTGCCGTTCTCATATTCGGGGAATAAGGTGCTGTTCTCGCATAGATATGCCGTGATGCGCTCTGCGTACCATTGCGCCCTGTTCTGCCACCAGTCGATTACATCCTTAACATCCTGCATCGATACCTGTGTGCTTGTTTCGCTCACCTTAGTCATTATTCCCTTGTTCAAGTACCGCACGCTGATATACATCGGCGAATCAGCAAGTATGTAAGCAATCATGCAACGCTGTATGTAGTCGTTCATTAAGGTCAGGTAATTGCCTGCCAATGTACCTGCAACGACATCCGACTTCAACTTGTTGTACAACTCAGTGCCAAGTATCGGATGGATGCGCTGTTCTTGCACATCGTCAATTAACTGACCAAGCACCTTATAGTCGATGTTGTCGCTTAGTACGCTGTTGTTTTTTAGGTCTGCTTCTGATATGAATCTTACCATCTTATATTTTATTTGTCAATTATCAAAACTTGTTCCCACGTATGCCTGCAATATGGTACGTGTAATAACCCTGCCGTGTCGGGTACCGTGTACCAACCGCCTTTCATTCGCCATACGTCATATCCGAATATAGCACTCAACCTGTCTATATCCTGCTTGCTGTATAACTTCTTGCGCTGCATCATCTTTTGGCAGAACTCACGACTTTCACCGCCTGCGCTTAATGGTGGCGCATCGCTCCTTAACGCATAGCGATACATCGTCGTGATGCTTGGTATCTTGCCCTGTGGCGTGATGCCATCCCTACCCCTTGCCGTTGGCGTGCGCAGTATCTGTCCATCACGTTCTGATTGCTTCAACCTGCCATCAGTGGTCATCTGTTCGATTAGGTTCTTTATGCGTTCAGTTTTCTCACGTATCGCCTTTGCAATGTTCTCAATGCTGATGTCGGGTGTTTCTTGCAGTATCTTCAATATTTTATTTTCAAGCAAGTCTTGTTCAACAAACTGCTCCGCTTCATATACGCTGTTGAAGTGCTGCCGTACTACCTTGACAATCGTCACGCTGTCCTCATCAATGCCGAATGTAGCAGCTATTTCAAGGTGTTTTTTCCAGTCCTTTGAATCTTTTACAAATTCATCCATTGTGCTTTCGCCAAGCATCATATCGATGTCGGCATCGGTCAATCCATATCCACCACGCAGCATAGTAACTGCCTGCTCATACGTCAATACGCCTTTGCCATATTTGTTTATGATGCGCATCACGTTCTGCATCTGCCTGCCAGTAAGGTTGCGCAACGCATCATTGACCTGTGCCTGTTGTGCCTGCTCTTGCTGTTGCTCGGCTGCTACTTCCTGCTGTGCAGGTGTAATCGGTTCAGTTGGTATGATTGCAAACGCATTCGATATGCCTGTGATGTTCTCTGCGTGATAGTTGATTATCTTTTCAACAATCTGCTGCCTGCCGTTCACGTACGTGTTCTTGAATAACTCATACGCATCAAGCATCTCTGTTCTGCCACCCAGTTGACCCTCGACGCGTACACCCATAAGCATAGGGCTTACAATCTGATGCCCGACAAATATCTCTTGCAGCACGGTCTTGTTTAATATCTCGAACTTGGTATCGCTGTCATCGGGTTCCAGTGATTCGATTACAGGTGCTGCATCTTTGTTCGGCACGAAGTTCAACACGAACTTGCCTGCATTGTCCGTGCCTGCCTTTGTGTACTTGAACTGCTTACTTATCGCACGCATCTCTTCTGCGGTCGGCTGTTGTGCAATGAAAGTAATTACCTTGCCGCCCCAAAATCCGTTCTTGATGTTGTTCAGATGGTAGTTGCTGATTTCAATATCCGTTTCTATGTAAGGAATGCAACCGATGTAGTTCGGTATTGGATAGACCTTTGAGCCTGGTCTATACACCTTGTAATAAAATATCTGCCTGCCTTTGCGCTTGGTTATGTCGAATGCAGGATATTCAATGACTTCAGGCGTGTTGTACTGCGCCCATTGTGGGCTATAATAGAAACAACTGCCATCCACATTCGACCGCACATTCTTGAACTCCAATACTTTCATCTCATACGACGTACCTGCCCGATTCCACACGCATTCAATAGCACAACCATTATACAACTCCAAGTCTGTAATCAGTTGATAGGTGAACTCGTTCATCGACTGCCATCTGTTCACGCTGTCGTATAATGCCTGCACCCTTGCATCCTGAACCTGCACCTCTACACCCTGCCCATATACATAGGTAATCTTTGAATTGACAATCGCATTGTGCTTTGCAGAACGATTGTATAGTTCAATCAGATAGTTCGGATATAGATTGTCCTCACCATACGTCACATATCCATCACGTGGTCGCTCGATGTTGACTGGTATCTTGTGCGCTTCAAGTTGCACCTCATATAGGTTAGCCTTATCAGTTGTTTTTCTCATATATCGTATTCGTGTTGTTTACTTGATGTGCAGTTATTGTGCTGCGTTGCCAAATTACTAAAGCCAAGCCACGTTCAAGAACTTGACCTGCTCCTGTTAGCACCGTGTATTCGTGATAGCCTAAGTCAAGATTCACTTCGCCATTCGCTGCAACAGGGTTGGTTGTGTCCTTTATCGTAAGCAGGTTGTATCGCTGCCTGTAATTGCTGATGTCAACCACGTTGCACTGCTTGACTTCGTTTGTTTGCTTGGACTTGAATTGAATAACGAAATTCGTTTCGTCGTAGTCGGTCATTTCGCTTGCAGTGACCACCACCGTTGAATTGCCGTTCTTCTGCATTATTATCATAATAGTAAATAGAATATTGGCAAAAGTGTAATAAATAAAAATGCCCCACCATTACGGCAGGGCATTCTACAAAATCTATGAACCAATTATGCAGGTAGCAATAGTGCGGCAATGATGCCTGATGCAACTTCTTTCGCAGGCAGTGGCTCTTTGCCTGTGAACTCTAATTCGTATCCGTTTCGGTCGTCAATCAATTTGCCGAATGTCGCAGTGCGGTTGATAAGGTTCAAGCCGTAGCCCTCACCATATAACCAGTATTTGTCATTGGAATCTTTAACGATGATGCAGACACGATTCTTGGCAACGATGTACAACTCATTGCGCTTGTTCGTTTCTTGCTTGTACAACGGAATCTTGACAGACTGCTCGTGTGCAATAGTGCCATTCTCGGGCTTCTTGATTGCATTCTCTGACACCTCGCCTTGTTCTGAATAAAGTTCGTATGTCCAGAACTGCTTGCCCGATGCCATTGTGATTGCAGTGATTGCGCCTGTTACCGTTGTAACTGCTGTTACGTTATTGAACTCGGTGATATATATTTCTTTTACACCACCTGCATTATCGCCTAAGCAGTCAAGACTGAATCCTTGTGTTAGTAAACAACTCATATTCGTAAGGTGGTTTTAAGTGATGTTAAGAATTTGAATATTCAACGATTTCAGATGGGAATGCAACCTGCCATCCACGACGATAACGGAATGAATATTTCACGTTCTGGTCGTCTTGGCTGTACCACATTTCTGCTGTTTCTTCTTCGTTAAGCAAGTCAACGCCTAAGAATAAGTTGCGGTCAGGGTCCATCGCAAAGATGAACGGATTGTCGCCAGTGCTTGCACCTAACCCATCAAGACCGTGTACAGGTATGATTTCGTGAACTGAACCTTCAGCAAATATGTTCTTCTGATTGCCGCCCACAGGGAAGTGGAACAAGTTGTCGATGAACATCTTTTGGCGATACAATTCAGCGATGTCATATCCGCAGAATATCTTAACGCCTGCATTACCTTTCAACTGAACAGGAATCTTGGAAACTACATTCTGCATGATAGTGCGCACGTTTGATGTGGTCACTGGTCCTGATACCGCAGTAGCTACATTCGTACCCGTTGCAGCCTTAATGATTTTTATCAAACCATCATAGATTGACAAGTATGCAGATGTTGAAGTCGTGTCGCCCTGCCAGTCAGCAGTTTCTTGGTGCTTTTTAATTTGAGCAACGATGTCTGTTACAATTACACGTGGTATGTCGGATTCAGAATATTTCTGTCCGTTCTTAAGCAGGATTTGTGTCCATTTAGCTTCAAGAGTACGTGGACAAAGTGTGTCCTGATACTTAACCGCTTTAGCATCAATCTCACGCTGCGTGAATGCAGTCGTACCTGATGCAAGGAATGAACAACCCGTACCTGATTGTGGAATCGGCGTGTTGGTTAGAATTTGTAAAGCCATTTTGCTTTTTACTCCCACTTGCACGTTTGCCAATGCAGCGGTCTCACTTTCAAAGTGTAAGGCTGTGAGCAACTCCTTACTTGTTTGGTTGACGTAATCGGTCAACGAATCTACGTTAAATGCCATGTTATTTAGTTTTTATTGTTTTTAATGTGGTTATTATTGAATCTATTTTTTGTTGCTTCTTGTCCTTTGCTGTGGTGAACTGCTGATTTTCTTTTTTCAGTTCTGCTGTTGGCAGGTCGCCTATTTTCTCAATCAGTTCAAACATCTGCTTGTTGGTTTCTTTCTGCTTGTCGATTTCGTATTGCATCGCTGACATCTTGCCCTCGATGGCATCCATCAGTTCCTTTAACTTCTTGCCCATATCTTCTTCTTCTTTCTTTGGGTACATACCTGCTTCTGTTTCGGCAGGTGCTTCAGGCAATGCAGTTTCAATCACTGTGATAAGTCCGTTCGCTGTGGTTACCTTAGTGCCATCTTCAAGTTCGTGCGTTCCATCAGGCGCAGGGTTAGTGCCTTGCTCCGTAACGACCATAAGCGGATAGCCCACTTCAAGTTCTTCATACGTTACCATAGTGCCATCTTTCAGCTTGCCCTCGCCCATCATCTTCTCTTCTTCTTTGGGTTTTTCTGTGGCTTCAGGCATAGCATCGCCAAGCCCTAACAGGATGCGCATCTTTGCGAATTTTTCTTCGCCGATTAGTTCTTTGATTGATTGTCTAATATCTGACATAGCAGGTTGTTTACTATAAATAGCAATCCTGCATAGCTGTTCAACTTAGAATTATGAGATAAGAATTTTTATCCTTTTTCGCTACATATAAAACCATTAAAACATCAGTAAAATCAACTGAAACAAATTATCTGAAAATTCAATGGAAATCTGTTTCACTATTGCTTTTATATCATAATTACATTTGCTGAAACATCAGTAAATACTGCTGTAAGTAATTAATTCAAAATCAATGGCACATCACTTACACTTCTGCATTGCAAACAGAATCACATTTGCTGAATCAAAATAAAAACTATGATAAATACAACAACAAACCAAGTAAGCCTGAAAGTGATTTCAGATGATGAACTTCAAGAAATTAGAAATAGCCTTGCCGAAATCAAGGATATGATAAGGACAAAAAATGAAGAAATTATTTCAGAAACCTACATTGATTCAAAAAATGTTCCCAAGCTATTAGGCATAAGTAACGCAACATGGCAATCATATAGGGATAGACGAAGATTTCCTTTTATTCAGATAGGTACTAAAATTTGGGTAAAGAAATCAGATATTGATGCAATGATGAAAAAGCATTACTATAAGGCTAAGCCAATAAAGAAGAAATCAACTTAGAACTTCTTTCAGCTTGTTGATGACCTGCTCATCCGTTGCAGTAATCAACTTCTTTAAGAAGAATCCCTCTACGCTGAACCCTTTGAATGTGCCTGCCTTTATCAAGTTCCACACCTCGTCATTCTCTATCTTATACGAACCGAACCAACTGCCATCGGGTATGTTGTCGAAGCCTGTCGGTGCTGTTATGCCACGCTGTTTGTCGATGATGAAACTCTCGAACATATACACGCCATCGACCTGTTGTCCGTTGTGCATCAAGTTCACCGAATGCTGGAACCCATCCTTGTGATACTTCATTACAAGCTGCTCAATAGTCGCTGCATCAAATACGACATAGAACTCGAAGCCATCAGCACCCTTGCGATATATAGGCAGGTTGGCAATCATTAGCGGTCCAGTTACTATCCTGCGTTCTTCATTTTGTACTGCAAATTTCAACTTCTGCTCACGGTCTATCTGTTCAAGTTTACGTTGCGCCCATTCGATACCTGCATCGCCACCCCACGCAAGCCACATCAACCGACCACACCCATCGCCAAGTTCTTTCTGTGAATTTTGTCTGTGGCGTTCAAATGCTGCCATACGTGCAATCGTGTCACGGCTGATAGGTTCGCCCTTTGCAAGTTGATTCGCCCTTGCCTTACCGACTGACGTACCACAATCGCCCCATCCATTTTCTTCAGCCCAACGCAAAGCAATCTTTGCATTCTCTGATGCCTGCTTCGGATAGTCGTCATAGCTGTCTTGGAACTGTTCCGACATCTCTTTATTCTCATACATACTGATGCACATCGCAATGGCTTGGTCTTGCTCCTTGCCCTCGTCAATCATTGCAGGTATGCAGCGTGATAGGAACTCTGACTGCGTTTCGCCTGCCTGTGGCTCGATGAATATCTCTGCATTGAACTTCATCCACATCCGCTCAATAGCAGGTTGGTCAACTAATGCAACGGCGTTCAATCCTGTATCGCTGTTGTCGTCAATTATCATTTTGTAAATTGGGAACTTATCCATATAGTGCTTTTGTTTTTATGTCTGTTATTCGATTCTGTGATGTGCTGATATCATCTTCAAGGACATACGCCTTAATCGGTTGCTGCCCTTGTTCTTGCCCTTGTGGAATGATTGTGCCTTGTGGGTTGAATGTTGGAACGGTCGGTGCTGTTGGTGCAGATATTGAACCGCCACCACCGCCACCTGCTCCTGCACTCGACACACTGCCGCCGCCACCCTCGAATTTCTGTTTTTGAATTAACGCAACACGTGCAAGACCTGAAGCAAGTGCAATACCTGCCGCAATAGCACCCCTTACCGGTGAAGTGACTTCCGCAATCGGATTGAACTGCGACTTGTATGCTGATTGTGCTGATAGTACTGTGTCGATTGTCGCTTGTGCAATACTTACCGCCTTATTGATGGCAAACACCCTGCGTGCTGATGCAGTGCTTTTCCCCTGAAACGCTTCAGTTAATTTCTGTATTGTAGAAAGTGTATCCTGCGTGGATTGTATCTTAAATGCGTTAATCCTGTTTAATCTGTCCTGCTCCGCTTGTATATCTTGCTTTTGCTTTTCCTCACGTTTTTTTCTTTCATCTTCTTCAATCTTCTGTCGTTCTTGTGCTGCCTCTTCTTCTGTCTGACCGACTTTCGCTGCAGGTGCTTCAGGTGGTGGCGCAGGTGTTGTGGTTAATCGTTTCAAATCTGCTTCGGTAGCTGCAATCTCTCGCTGTTTAGCTAAGAACGCATCACTGCCTATTACGAGATTGTTTAATTCCTCTCGCAGTCTGGTTAGCCTATTGTTGTAATCATTCAAACTGCCGCTTACATAGGTCTTTGTCTGTTCATCTACTTTAGATATCGAATCGTTGTACTTATCTGTTTTTTGCGTAGAATCGTCAAGTGTTTTGTTTAATTCTTTTTGGCTATCATTAGCCGCATCTGAACTCGTTACCCAGTTCAATACTTTGCTTGCACCACTTTGAACAACATCAATGAATTTGCCTATAAGTGGGATGTTTTTTAACGTATCAAGAAAGCTATTTATAGCCTGCTTGACCT